ATTAAGGAAGTACTCAAGTATTGCGAATGGTATCAGCCAGGCAACTCGCCGATGATTGTTGCCGAGTGCATCCGCAAGATTACTGAGGCCGCTTTGCTGGCCGTCGACTACACTTCGGATGGTGGGGTCCGCTCAACGAGTGGGCTTCACGATACTGACTATACCAAGATGGACGAGACGATCAGCCACATTATCTACAATTGGTTCGTTCGTTTCGTTATGAAGTTCGTTCATCCCAACGACAAGGAGGAGGTAGCAAAGATTCTTCGGGATAACGTCAACATTAAGACTAAGCTGGGCGACGAGACTGTCAACACTGAATACAAGAACAACAGCGGCTCCGGAGTGACGACTGAGTTGAACTCCTTCGTTGCCGCTTTCGTCGAGTACGTCAGCACGACATTGGCAGTCATTCGTTCGGTTCACGGGTGGAAGAACCCGGAGCCGTACGACTTCGCTAAAGTCAGCCGCACCAGTGTCCGCTCGGCCCTCAACAAATACTCGAAGAAACATGAGGAGAGCCTTGTGCAGATACTGTATTGCACTCACATGTTCGTGGGTGGCGGCGCGGCGTTCGACTCCCATGGTAGGTCGAAGACTGGGGTCCGCAATTCTGCGGTCTACAAGAGCCAGCGTACCCCCATGGATTATGAGATCGACATTTATAGTATTGCATATGCCGTCATTGGACCTAAGTATGGCGATGATGGCATTGGGGCCAGTCTCCGTGGTGTATCAGACGCCGACTGGGAAGCTGCTGCGACCTGGTTCACAACGGAGATTGGAATGATTCTTAAGGTATCGTTCACGAAACCAGAGGAGGGCACGTTCTTCCTTGGGCGGTACTACCCCAAACCCACCGAGACGCTTGCGTCGTACGCGGACGTTCCTAAGGCACTTCGAAAGTTGTCAATGTCCCGCAACTCCGTTCCGGAGAAGTACTTCAACAAGCTCCAGGGCTATGCAACGACTGATTGGAACACGCCTGGCATTTATGAGTACCTTATCGCTGTCGCGAACATCTACAACATTCATTGGCACGACTATGATGGGGAACTCCAAGCATATGACGGTATTCAGTATGATGAAGATGGTACGCCGATTCTTACCGAGCGGCTGCGCCATTTGCTGGATACAGACCGAGACACCTTCTACCGCGTCGCTGGCAACGGCGCGGGAAACCTCTTCGCGACTGCAGACGAACCTCTTTTCATGGAGAGAATCGCGCCACAATGCGGCTTTGAGAACTCACATGAGTTCGGCGCATGGCTCACGATCCTAGAGAACTGCAAGACGTGGGAGGAATTGGACGAAGTCTTGCTACCATTGGCAGAG